ACCGCTTGGCCGACTGCGCTCGCCCGACCGGCTCCGTCGGCCAAGCTACCCGTAGAGCAGAGGCCGACCCTGCACTAACTTTGAACTCGGACCACCGCGTGGGGGCTGGTCAGTCACGGCGTCCGAGATCGCCGCCGCGACCGGGGTCCCGTTCTTGAGACGCTCCTGGATGGCGGTGTTGAAGGCCGTGTCGCTGCCTTTGTTCGGGCGATAGCCGGTCGCCTCCAGGGTGGTGAGCAGCTTGTCGAGCGCCATCCATCGGGTCTCGCCCTCCGGCAGGGCGCGCATCACGGCTTCTAGGTTGTGCCGCTGCTGGGCGTTGCCCCGGATGGCGGACGCGAAGCCCGCGCCGCCGTACTGCGAGGCGAGGCCCTTGGTCTGCTGCGTCGCTTCGTTGAACACGGTCTCCAAGTAGGTCCGCGACAACTCGCGCGCCTGCTGCGGGCGATTGGCCGCCAGCGCCTGCATGGCGGCGGCCACCTCGGTGTGGCTGCCGGGCGCCGGGTTCGGGTTGAACAGCGTCCGCACGGCGTTGCCGACATCGGGCGATCGCGCGAGTTGGCCTAGCGGAGAGGCCTCGACCCGCGCGAGGCCCTCGCGGGCCAGCACGATGTTCGAGAGACGGTCGCGAGCGCCTGGGAGTTGATCCAGGATGTCGGCATGCTTGCGCATCGCGGTGCGCATCGCCTCGGACGACAGGTTGCCGTCTGCGCCGGCTGCACGGTCCAGGACCTGGGTCGTCACATACCGCTCCAGAGCCTCGCGCGAGAGCGGAGCAGGCTGGGCGAGCAGCTCGCGGGCGGCGGTCGCGCCCGTGAAGGTGCCGGGCACCTGTTCGGCCGGCATCCGGAACGGGCCGTCGCCAGCCGGCGTCTCGAACCGGTCCGTGGCGCGCCCGAGTGGCGCGTTCGGGCGGATGTAGGGCTCAAGCGGCACGGAATGGCGCGCGAACACCTCGTCGGCCGCCGCCACCTCGGGCACGTCCTTGAGCCCTCGGTCGATGCCCTGGCGCGCGATCGTCAGGTCGCGGGCCTTCGTGCCATCGCCGAACTCGATGGCGGACCGCACGTCCTGGTCGAGCCGCTCGCGGGCGCGAAGATTGCCCGCCACGGTCATGTCGACCGCCCCGTCCGGGTTCGACCCCTCGAACAGGTTGCGGCGCGCGGCCTGGAGGCCGGAGCGCACATCGCCCTTCGCGGTCTGCAGCAGGCCATCGATCGCGGCGATGCCGGGCTGCGGGTTCACCTGCCCGAACCGCACATCCGGGATCTGCTCTTGGATCGTCGTCGACTTCACGAGCGGCGCAGGCGGCTCGAGCATCGCACCGACGACAGCCTCGAAGGCGTCGAGCGGGTCGGCGTGCTGGCCGCGCACCAGTGAGCCAACCACCCGGTCGTGGACGTCGGGGTGCAGCGTGCTCGCGTCGATACCGACCTTGCCGAGGTCCTCGCGGAGGCGGCTGTTCGCGAGGGACACCGCCTGGCTGTAATCGTCGGCGAGCTGGCCTGCCGTCGGCGCGCCGCCCGCGCCCCGGCTCGTGCCGAGCGGGTACGAGGGGAAGCCGCGCTGCTCGTTCTGAAGCTTGCGCAGGAGCTCGGACGAGATGTCCCGCGCCATGCCGCCGTCGGCGTCGGGCCGGAAGTACCCCTCCTCGATCAGCCGCTCGCGCCAGAAGTCGTCGATCCCTTTGCCGGTCGGGCGGGCGACGTTGCCCTGCCCGGGGATGTTGAACCGGTGCAGATCGGTCGCGGCGACATCGCCATCGAGCTGGATGCCGCCGTTGCGCGCGATGAAGCGCGCGAGGCTCTCCGGCCCGGCTGCGGCGGCCTCGGCATCCGGACGCACGAAGGCCTCCAGAGGGCGCGGCGCCGCGTCGGTGAACTGCGGGCGCGAGTAGGCCTGCGGCGTCACGATAGGATCGCCTGGCCGCTCGACGGTGATCATCCGCTCGATGCCGGCGCGCTCCGGAGCGTTGCGCGCGGCCTCGTACAGCGGGTCGCTTACCGTCTTCCGCGCCGCCTCGAGGCCGCCGCGGATCCCGGAGAGTTCGCCCTGGATCGTCTGGCCGGCCTGCTCGGGCGTGACCCGGGGACCGGTCGCCGCGCGCGCCGCCGAGAAAGCCATGCCCTCCGGGGTCTGCGAGACGCCGGCGCGGGCGGCTTCCTGGATCTGAGGACCGAGCGACGAGGGCGCCTCCGGCATCGGGGCGAGACGCTCGAGGGCCTCACGACCCACGTTGTCGATCGCGGCCGGGCGCGCCGCGTAGAACTCGCTCATGACGCGGCCGCCATCGCCGCCGGAATTGGCCACCACCCGGGCGAGTTGCGATGCGCGCACCGCGCGGCCGCCGGTCGCGGCGTTCAGCGCCTCGTCGAGGGACAGCGGCACGCCGCCGCCAGGGAGATCCCGCGCCTGCCGGATCAGATGCTGCGCGGCCTCCAGGTCCTTCTCGTCGAGACCTTCCAGCGCCTCGCGCACGACCCCCTGGCCGCGTCCGCCGCCGGTGACGGCAGAGACGACCTTGCCGGCCAAGCGGCCAGCAGCAGGACCAGCAGCGCCGAGGCCGGCACCGAGGCCAGCCGCAAACTTCATTGCATCCGCGTCACCATCGGATCGGACCGCGGCATCAGCGACACCAAGCGCGGCACCGGAGCCCGCTGAAGCGATCATCCGCGCGGGAAGCGCGGCTCCCGACGCGCCGAACGCGGCAGGAGCGGCAGCGACCAGCGGAGCCGTCCCGAGCACGCCGCCGAGGATCTCACCGGCACCGGTTGCGTAGGGGTGCTCGGACGCGGTTCGCTGCCCGAAGTCCTCGACCGCCTTCAGCTCGTCGCTGTACCGGCTGTCGTTCTTCAGCGCGCGGACGCCCGCCGCCACCCGGTTCAGACCGCCGAGTAGGTACGGGCCGACGACGGGAACGCCGTCGACCAGACCGCGGCCGATCGCGGCGGAGGCGTTGCCGGGCAGGCCTGCCGCCGGGGCGTCGTCCTCGACGAGTGTGCCCGAGAACCGCGGACCGGCCGGAGCCGGGGCCGCCTCGTCCTCGACGAGCGTGCCGCTGAAGTGGGGTCCGGCCATGGGTCAGTTCTTCCGGTAGCGGCGGCCGTCGGCGGGATCGACGTACATCGCCCCCTTCGGGAGGGCATCAAAATCGGCCTGGGAGCGCGGGGCCGCGATACCACCGGGACCGTTCGCGCCGGTGGCGCCATCGGACCGCTGCGTCGCCGATGCCTGCGCCGCCGGGAACAGCGGGTTGGCCGCAGCGTACTCCTCGAGCTTCTGGTCGAAGCCGGAGTCGAGACGGCCGCCGTTCGCCGCGGCGTAGTCCCGACCGAGCTTCGCCACCGCCTGCTGCCGCTGCGCGAGCGAGCGGGCGATCGCGATGAGCTCGAGGTTGCCGGCCTGGCTCTGAGCCAGCGTCGGCGCGGTGCGGCCGATATAGTCGCGGTCGGTGTTCGAGATGCCGGGCCCGAGCGAGCCGCCTAGGCCGTCGAGGACGACCTTGTTGGAGAGCGCGTCGAACACCTCGGTCGGCTTGGTGTAGTTCGCGTCCTTCACGCCCATCGCGACGAGGAACTGGTTGGCGCGCTTCACCGTCTCGGCGCCCGTGCCGGAGTAGAAGTTCGGGTTGCGGGCCGCCTGCTCCATGAGGGCGAGGCTGTTGAGGGTGTTGCCCGCGTTCCGGCCCTTCGTGGCGAGGTCGACCTGATAGTCGCCGTACGCCTTGCCCACGGTCGCGTCCTGCGCCTTCTCGGCGCCCATGTTGATGGTGGTGCCGGTCGCGTTGATGGGGCTGATCTTGCCGTTGGCGTCCTTCTGGTAGGAGCCGGCGGGCAGGCCGAGCGCCAACCGGTCGACCTCCGCGACCGGGGTGACGGTCTTGTCGTCCTTCGCCTGAAGCGCGATCGTCTCCTGGCCGGTCCGCTCGTTGCGGTTCCAGCGGTTGCCGTCCGCGTCGGTGTACTGCTTGTACAGCTCCGCCGGCGGCAGGACGCCCTTGAACAGCTCGTTCATGAAGGTGGAGTTGCCGCCCAGCGTGAGCGCCTGGTCGGGGCTGATGCCGGGGATCTTGCTCGCGACGTACTGCGCGTTCCCGGAGAGCTGGCGCTGCTCCTGCGCGTCCTTCCGGACCTTCAGGCCGAACTCGGCCCGGGCGAGATCGGAGGCGGCGCGCTTCCCTTCGTTGTCCTGGTAGGCCTTCAGCCCGGCGGCAGCACCGCGACCGAACCCTGGCGTCGACATGAGGCCGATCCCGAGAGAGGTCAGCAGGTCGCCGCCGCCGTTCGCGTTGAGGTTCCGCAGCCCGGAGCCGATCCTGTCGGGGAGCGACGGCTCCGCGGCGGGCATGGCTGCCGTTGGGGCCGCAGCAGCGGGAGCCGCCGTCGACCCGGTCGTCGCCGGAGCGGCGGGCGCTGGCAGACTGCCAAAACTCAGCGGGCGCGCGGGCGCGGCGGCGGCTGGCGCCTCATCATCACCACGCGGCGCGGCCGGCGCACCGGCAGGCATGGTGGGCGCGCGCGACCCGATGAGGCTCGGCAGCGCCGACCGCGCGGGCTCCGCGGCCACGGGCACCGACATCTGCGGCGGCAGAGAGCCGAACATGCTCAGCGGCGCACGGGCGGGCGCCTCGGGCTCGGCGGCCGGCGCCGCGGCGGCGACCTGGGGCTGCATGGTCGGCGCGGTCGGGGGCACGAAGCCGGTGAAGCCCGGCGGGACCGCCGCCGGCACGTCGTCGGCCGAGACGTCGACCTGCGGCCGCGCCTGCTGCATCAGGCGGGCGATATCGACGGGCGAGAGCGCGCCGAACGGCATGAGACCTGCGGACACGGCGCGCTCCTACTTGCCCATGAACTTCGAGGCGGTGCCGGCGATGGCCAGCCCGCCGCCGAGCATCTGCTGGAGCACGCCCGGCTGCGGGATCTTCTTGACCTCGGTGCCCGACGCGCTGCCGCCCATGCCGGCGATCGGGTCGATGATCCCGGAGTAGAGGCCGAGCTGCTTCCACGGGCTCGCCTGCTGCTCGTCGAAGACCTCGCGCGCGGCGTCGAGCTGCTGCTGGCGGTCCGCGTCGAGCGCCGCGCCGACGCCGGCAAGGGTCTGACCAGGACGCTGCAGGTTGTCGATGTTCTGCCCGACCATGCCGAGCCCGGCCATCGCCGCGGCCCGGTCCGCCTGGGCGGCCGACAGCTTCATGCCGGACTTCTGGAGCTCGTTCTGGATGTTCTGGCCGTCGACGCCGGCCAGAGCCGTCGCGCCGCCGAGCGCCGTCGTGTTCGTGTCGTTGTAGAGGCCGGCGCCGGACAGGGCGAGGCCGGCATTGACCTGCTCGGCGTTGTTGATGCTGCCGTAGAGCCCCTGCTGGAGGCTGGTGCGGGCGTTGCGCGAGCTGTCGATCGCCGTGGCCGCCTGCGCCTGCCGCGTGCGCTCGTTGTCGTAATCCGTGTACCGCGCCTGCGTGGCGATCCCGCCGAGGGTGTCGGCGATCGTCGCCGCGTACCGCCCCGAGCCGGAGCGGCCCGCCGCGCCCATGCGTTGCGCGATCTGCGACGCGGCCTCGCCCTGGCTCCGGCCGATCACCGCGTCGAGGTACGGGTTGGCCCCGCCCAGGAACTTGCCGTCGGCGGCATCCTGGAGGGACTTCTCGGTCTGCGTCTGGCCCTTCAGCCCGTCGAGCAGGCCCGTGTAGCCCGAGGTCGAGAGGTTGTAGTCCCCGTTCGTGAGCTTGCGCGCGGTCGAGTAAGCGAGGTTGTTCGGGTCCGCCATCTGGTCGGCGAGCGACGAGATGCGCGACGTGTCGATCTTGCCGATGCTGTCGAGGCCGGCGAGCGCGGACTGGATGCCCGAGGTAGTGCCGCCGTTCGAGAGGAGCCCGGTCAGGTAGCTGTCGCCCGCCTTGGCCGCGCCCTGGCCCGCGCTGGCGCTGCCGGCGATGCTGTTCAGCGCCTCGAGCGAGACGTCCCCGAGACCCGCGTAGCGCTCGCCGCCGTAGACCTGCGAGCCGACCCCGGAATTGTACGCCGCGGTCGAGCCGTTGATGATGCCCTGGAGCGCGGGCTGCGCAGGCGCCCACGGCTCCTGCGTCGAGCTGGTGTTCGTGGTCTGCGTCTTGGCCTTGCCGCTCATCTCAGGCCCCGATGTGCTTCGTGAAGTGGATGCCGGAGGCGCAGGGCGCGGCGGTGTAATCCGGCAGCACGCGGGCCCAGCCGCGGCGGCCGATGAACTGGACGGACGAGCAGCCGAGCCGGGCGGCGCCGCGCTCGACGGCGGCGATCACCGCGCCCCACGGCCCGGCCGCGCGCCCGCCGAGGGACAGCACCCAGCACGCCATCTCACCGTCGCGGCGGCGACAGACCTGCGTCACGCCCGCCGCCACGAACCGGTCGCCGTCGTAGATCCCGACGAGCTGCGCCTCGCCGGCCGCCCACATCGCCAGCAGCGCGGGCGCCGTGGCATCGCAACCGGGCCGCGCGCAGGCGGCGCCCAGGCACGCCTCGACGCGCTCGGCGAGGTCGGGCGCGAGCGGCATCGACAGGGGCTGAAGGTGCATCAGGCGCGGCGCATCTCGTAACGGAAGGTCCGGTCGGTCGCCGCGTCGAGATTGTGCCCAACGGTGAAGCTTCGGCGGTCGGACGAAATCAGCCACACCGTCGCCTTCGAGGCGGATTCCGTGATCGGCACCCAGCGGGGCAGGGCGCCCGCGCCGCCGTTCTCGCACGGCACCGTCGTGCGCGAGACGCCGTTGGCGAGGGTGAAGGTGTCGGCCGAGATCGCGTTGGTGGCGCCGCGGGCCAGCTCGCCGATCGCCCGGGCGAACAGCGACAGGTCCTTCTCGTTCTGGCCGGGGACGTTCATCGTGCGCCCTCCGCGGTCGCGTCCGGCTCGATCCCCGAGACGTAGGACCAGGTCGTGCCCGCCGGGATGCGCACGCGGGCGCGGTGGTACCGGCCCGACGCCCGGGTCGGGGCGATCCGCTCCACCGTCGGCGCCGTCTCCGGCAGCCAGCGCACGGGCGAGGACGCGGCAAGGCTCTCGCGCACGCCGATGGCCACGCGCCAGTCGTCAGCATCCGTGTCGAGGCGGGCGCCGCGCAGGAACGAGCGGTTCGGCCGCGCCAGCATCGCGTCGGGCGTCTGCACGGTCGCCTCGAGCGCCGGACCGTCGAGGAGGGCGAGCCGGTTGTCGGTGGTCATCACCGCCAGCAGCGTCGCGCCGCCCTGATAAATTGGGTCGTCGAGCGATGGCTGGCCCGGATCGTCGACCGAGCCCTCGATGCTGTCGACCGAGACGTCGGGCGTGGCCGCCGACAGGCCGAACCGGAACGGCACGTTGAGGAACGACCAGCGGTCGAGGAGCCAGTCGTACAGCAGCGCCTCGCCGAGCAGGGACGGGTCGGCGGCGTCGGTGCCGGCGAGCCGGTAGGCGAACAGGATCCGCTCGCCGGTCGGATCCCGGAACGCCACGGTCATCCCGACGCGCTCCGGGTCGACCCGGCCGAAGAAGAACCGGTTGACCCGCTCGGCGCCGATCGGCTGCGACGGGCCGCCACCGATCACCAGGGCATAGAACCCGTCCCGGTCGAGGAAGAAGATGCGCGGGCCGACCTTGGCGATGCACCAGGGCGCCACCGCGCCGCGGTTCTCCTCCAGCACCGAGCAGTCGAAGATGTTGCCGGAGTCGGGGCTCAGCGTCATGCGCCGGATCGCCCGCTCCTGGAAGATCACGCCGTACTCGCCGCCGGCGAAGCCGGTCACGGCGCCGCCGTCGGGCAGGAGCTGCTCGTCGGCCTCGTGCTGGTCGAGGCCGAGGCCCCACTGCTCGATGTCGCCGCTGTCCGACCAGCGCACCGACTGCGGCGTGTCGGGCAGGCCTGCCAGAACCAGGAAGTCGCCGACGACGCCCATGTGCCGGGCCCGGGGCGGGTTGCCGCCGAGATCCACGAACGGCTGCGAGCCGGCCTGCAGGACGTCGATGGTCGCCTTCTGCACCGGGGTGCCGGCCGAGCAGGCGAGCAGCAGGGTGCCGTAGACGGCGAACGACCAGTAGTCCCCGGGCGGCACGCTGTAGGGCGTGGTCGGGTTCGTCACCTCGTGCCACGCCTGATCCGTCGTCTTGTAGACGAACAGGCCCTTTGACGTGCCGGCGACGTAGATCGGGAAGTTGTAGGTCGGCGAGAACACCGCGATGGCGCCGCGGCACTCCGCCGGCAGGGCGAGCGACAGGGGCACCGGCGCCAGGACCGGGCCATAGCCGTCCGAGCGCGGTACGACGTTCGTGGCGACCGCAGAAACCGAGGCGTCGACCGAGGCCGTGTCGGGCGCGTAGGGCGCCAGCTTGATCGGGTTCATGCTACTCGGGCCGCGCCACGGCCTGGGCGGAGGCCTGCAGCTCGGCCGGGCGGCCGGTGCGCTTGGCGACCTTCGCCGTGTCGGCCTTGATCCCGAGCGCGTTCAGCACCGAGAGCATCAGGCCGGTGTGCGCCTGCACGGCGGCCGGGTCCTTCTGGAACAGGTAAGCCTCCGCCAGGACGGCGTAGAGGTAGGCGTCCGGCGCCTTGGCGAGCAGCCAGTTCGAGGGCGCGGCATCGGTCAGCGGCGGGATCGCGGCATAGTAGGCCAGCGTCACGGCGCCGGGCTTCTCCGGCACCATGCGGACGTTGCCGGCGCGGATCGTGAAGTACTGCGGGTCGCCGCCGGGCCGGTGCCGGAACCGTGCCTCCGGGCTGTCGGCCTCCGCGAAGGTCGGGCGCGCCGAGCGGCCGGATCCGGCCCAAGAGACGGCCAGCCATTCGATGAAGTCGGCGGGCAGGGGCATTACGGCAACCGGCGCCGCGGCGGTGCCGAGGCTCGCCTCCGCCTCCATCTCGCGCGCGCGCAGGATCGCGTTGAAGTGGCTCTCGGCGAGCGCGATGAAGGCCGGCACCGCGTCCGCGAGGTCGGGGCGAGCGATGTAGTCCAGGACGGCGGCCTCGAGGCTCGCCAGATCGGTGATCGGTGCGGCCACGGCTGCCTCAGAGATAGTAGGCCTGCACCTGGCCGGTGGAGGCGATGACGTTGGAGCGGCCGCGCAGCGCGCTCAGCTCCTCGGCGACAATCTCGGCCTGATCCCGCGCCATCGCCGGGCTGCGCAGGAAGTTGCGGGCGAGGTGCCGCTTCGCCCAAGCCGCGATCAGGCTGGAGGCCTCGTCGGTCCAGGCGTTGGCGTCGTCGAGCGCCGGTGCCGGCAGCCGGACATGCGCCATGAGCCGCACCGTCCACGCGTCCGACGGCATCGGCCACAGGCGGATGGACCGGTCGAAATACGAGTAGGCGCAGGGCCGCGACTGGCTGGTCGGCTGGTCGGCGCCCTCGATCCAGGCCTCGTCGATCCGGCGCAGGATCGTCGGCATGTCCCCGTCGAGCATCACGGCGCTGTCGATCGCCATCAGGTCGGGAATGCCGCTGGCGTCGCCGGCCGCGTAGACGTCGGCGCCCGCCATGGTCTGGAAGGTCACGAAGCCTTCGTTGAAGAAGAGCCGATCCGGCTGGTAGAACCGGATCGCCCGGTCAACGGCGGTCGCGATCTGCGGGCCGAGGTCCGCGCGCTCGATGTCGTCCGCGATCTCCGCGTACAGATCGGCGAGCGTCGGCCGCCCGTCCTGTGTCGGCATCGGGCACCGTCTCCGTCTTCGAGGGCGACGGCGGGGCGCTGGGCTCCGCCGCCAGGACCGCCGCGCCGAGGTGCAGCAGCATCCACGCCGACATCAGGCGTCGTTGTCCGGGGCGTAGTGCAGGACGAGGGTGGCCACGCCCGCGGCCGGGCCGCCCCCGATGGTGCCGTAGACCGGCGTATCGGCGGCGAGGCGGCCCTTCAGGGTCGCGGTGTCGACGCGCTTCACGCCGGCCGCGGTGACGGCGGTGTCGGCCGCGGCGGCAAGGTCGTTGCCGCCGACGGAGGTGCCGAGCGTGAGGGAGGCGCCGGCCGTGAAGGCGGTCTCCACCAGCACGAGCAGCGAGGTGATGAGCGCGCCGGCCGGCAGCGACGCCGGCATGACGAAGGCGCCATTGGCGAAGTTCACGGTCTTGCGGATGGTGTGCGAGACCTGCTCGCGCAGCTCGCGCGCGGGCGGCTGCACCGGGGTGACGTTGGTGGGCACAGTGGCCTCCGGGTTCGGGACAGGCAGGGAGGAGCGGCGGGCCGGAGCGCGAGGCCCCGGCCCGGGTCAGCCGTCAGGCTGTGTCAGCGGCCGATCAGGCGTCGACGGGCTTGGCGTAGGTCGGGATCACGATCGTGCCGAAGTCGTCGCCGTTGAAGGTCGTCTTCTTCAGGCCCCAGATCGCCCAGGCCGAGACCTCGAGGTTGCGCTTGTGGTCGAGCAGCTCCTCGTTCCAGCGGTACCGGGTGTCGCCGCCGGCCTTGCCGTAGGCGATGGTCGCCGCCTGAGCGCCGAGCAGCACCGCGCGCCGAGTGAGCGGAACCGCGGACATGCCGTCGGGGGAGACGCCCGCCGTGACGTCCTGCGCCTCGCGGAGCACGACGCCGTTGTACTCGCCGAGCGCGCCCGAGAAGATCGGGCTCTTGCTCGACTGCATGCCGGCCATCGCGGCCTTCTGGATGTCGAGCCACTGGCCGGCGCCGGTGTTGGTGCGCAGCGACGTGACCTGCTCGGAGGCGAGGTACAGCACGTAGAGCTTGCGCCCGCCGACCACGACCGGCCGGATCATGACCTTGCGGTTCTTGCCGCCGGTCTTGGCCAGCTCGACCGCCTTGTCGATCAGGTCGAGGGTGAAGCCGTCCGCGTTGGTCAGGGCGGCGTCGTCGGCCCGGCCATTCGGGCGGAAGATGCGGCCTGCCGTCGCCGCGGTGACGACGTTGTTGGCGGTGAACTTCTTGGCGCCGTTGAGCTGGTTGGCCGGGGTGAAGCCGCAGACGTGGTTGAAGAAGCAGACCGTGCGGCGGGTCTGGAACCAGTCGGCGATGCCGGCGCGGGCGGTCTCGCGCAGATTGAACGGCACGCGCTGCTGGTCGATCGTGTTCTCCGACTTCACGCCGACGACCTCGCCGAGCTCGTCGATGGTGACCTTGTCGGAGTTGACGCCGATCTGCTCGCCGTTGCCCTCGGCCACGTCGGACGAGGAGAAGCCCGGGCCGCGGAGCTGCATGCGCAGGCCGAAGGTGACCTGGTCGCCGTTGCCCTTCTTGGTCTCGGTCTTCTCCTGGATCACGGCGTCGTCGCCGGTGCCGATCAGGGGATCGATGTCGATGGACTTGTTGGCCTCGGCCGCGAGCTTCTTGCTCCACAGCTTGACGGCCATCGGGTCGTTCTGCCCGAACGCGGTGTAGGACATGGGGTGCCTCTGAAGGCTGGATTCCGTGGGAAAGGGTTCGTGCGGGCCGTGCGTCGGCACGCGGACGGAAGCCGGGCCCCAGAGTGACCGTTGGGGACGGGGTCGGACGGGCGCCGTGCGTGGCGCGGACGAAGGCACTGACGCGGCCGGGCGGATCCTATGCGGGGATCAGTCGAACGACCGGACACGCGCGAACGCCCCGCCTTGCAGCAGGGTGCGGCACGGGGCCGGACGGAAACTGGGGAGGCGCAGAGACGGAGCAGGGCCCGCACGTCTCGCGACCGATAGTCCTTTGAGCGGGTTCGCCCGTCGGGTCAACCGTGAAATCGAGCCGAGCGTGAAGAGGATCTGCTCACCGATCCTCGAACGCTGCGGATCGGAACACCGCTCAATCGATGCCGCTTCGTTCGAGATTAGAAGGCGCATTCACCGGCAAGGACGAAGCGGACGTTCCGCTCCCGACCCAACTCAGCCGCTCATATCGTTATCGGCGCTTCTCCAAAGCGGCCGTTCGCGGCGGTTGAGCAATCGAGCTTACCTCGTGCCAGAAGGGTGCCTTGACAACAAAGTCGCTTCCTTCGGCATCTGCGTGGCCCACTGCTCGGTGTTTGCGGTTGTGGCAGTGGCTTTCGCGGATCGACCCAGGCCCGTTGGTTTCCTCGATCCGGCCACCTTTAACTCAATGCACATCGGGGTTCGAGCCGCACTTACCTTTGTTGCGCGTCGGGCTCATCCGGTACAGACACCCCAAGCCAGACATTCCGCATCTGACCCACTCCGATCACCTTGGTGCTCTCGCTGGGACGGAGACAGCCCGTGTGCCGTCAGGCGTGAGTGGAAAGCTGCTGCGCGATCCAGGTCTTCGCGTCCTCAAGATCGGCAAAGAGCGGCGGGCTCACAGGGTCGATAGGACCGAAGGCCGCCTCCAGGAACCATCGGCCTGCGTCGTCGCCATGCTGAGCTGATAGGCGGACGAGAACTGCCACGAGGAAGCCGTCCGCGAAGACGAGCTGGCTTTCCATATCGTCGCTTCCGGTCGCGACCTGAACCGGCTGCAAGCTCAACTTCATGCCGCGGCTTGATCTGCCAAGTGCAGATAGTTTGGTCGAAATTCCGCCATCGCACGCAGCCGGGGCCAATCCAGGATCGTCACATGCCCTTTGCTGAGTTCAATCAGACGCTTCTGCCGGAGTTCCCGGAGTGTGCGGTTCACATGCACCGGCGTGAGCCCGACCGTGTCAGCCAGTTCAACCTGTGTAAGCGGTAAGGCATAGGCGTTCTCGGATGCGCGGTCGACGACCTGCAGGCGCAGGAGCATTTCGCAGAGCAGGTGAGCCAACCGCTCCGGGGCGGCGCGGCGGCCGACGTTGACCAGCCACTCGCGCAGGGTCGCCTCGTCGACGAGTTGCGCTTTGCGCAGCGCCCGAGCGATCTGCGGATGATTGGTCAGCAGGTCAGCGACCGTCTCGGGCGCTAGACAGATCACGGAACTGGCCGAGAGCGTCGTGATGGTGTGATCCATCGTGCTGAGCAGGGCAACGTCGAGGTCGCACAAGTCGCCCGGCACGAGGTAGGCCATGATCTGCCGCGTCCCAGTGGCGCGCAGCTTGTGGCGACAGGCCATGCCGTCCATCACCAAAAACACGCCCGCCGGGGCATCCCCCTCGCGCACGAGATCGATACCGGCAGCGACATGACGCGGCTTCGCGCTGATGTGATCCAAGGCGGCGCGATCCGCGTCCGACAGAAAAGCGAACCGCTCAAGCTTGCGGATCAGCGGATTGCCTTCCGCTTTGGGCTCGGAAGTCGATGCCACAGACTTCCGCCCGATAGCCGAAGCAGCGAGTTCGTTCAGGCAAACCACCACGTCGTCAGGCACGGCCGGCTTGCTGAGCCACGTCACGCCCTGAAATTCGCCGTCCGTGCGTCTGTCGGGCTGACTGGCGGAGTGCACGAGAAACAGCACCCCGTCGCGCCGCAGGGCCTTGGTCAGCTCAGTGGCGCGCCCGTCCTGCAGGACCGCGTCGATGACGGCCAGCGTCGGCTTCTCGCGCTCCATCAGCTGCAGCGCCTCGGCCGTCGTCCCCACAGGTTCGAGCACGCGGTATCCAGCCCGTTCCAGGGCGTCGCTCAAATCCATGCCGATGATGGCGTCGCTCTCCGCGAGTAGGACCACGGGCGGTTGAGCGATCTGCGGCATGCTGGGCTCCGTCGGGCCGATCCATGCGCGCGTTCATGCCGCAATCGAACCAATAATCTGAGGCATAAACTTGGATCATTCGGACCGATAGATCGCACACGATTTGGGTGTGATACCCCACCGTTCGTATGTGCAATCTTCTAACCTAAGATAATAGGTTGTATTTCGCGGATGTGTCACCACATTTGTTCGGTCACCTGCCTGATTGTTCGGGCGCAGGTGCTTGAGAGACGGCGTGTGCTCTTGCCCCAATGGGGAGCAGAGCTGTGTCTCAGCCTCAGCAATCCAGCGTCCGCAACCGCCTGCTGAAGGCGCTCGCACCAGAGGATTTTGCCCGGCTTCAGCCCCATCTGCAGCTGGTAGCGACTGAGCTGCGCCAGCAGTTGATCACGTCCGGCATCCCGATCGAGCGCCTTTTCTTTCCCGAGGTCGGCTTCAGTTCGATCACCACGAGCGGTTCGGAGAACAAGGTCGAGATCGGGTTGATCGGCCGCGAGGGTTTAGTCGGCGCCGCGCCGGTTCTGCTGGCCGATGCGCGCAGCCCGCACGACTACTTCATCCAGGGCGCAGGCTCGATGTTGAGCATCGCCACTCAGTCGTTGTGCGAGGCCGTGGATGAAAGCCCGAGCCTGCGCAGACTGCTCCTGCGCTTTGTCCAGGTGCAGCTGCTGCAGACGGCCCAGACGGCCTTCGTGAACGCGACCTACACGGTCGACGTGCGCCTTGCCCGGTGGCTGCTGATGTGCCGGGATCGGTTGGACAGCGACGACATCCAGCTCACCCACGAGTTCCTGTCGCTGATGCTGGGGGTCCAGCGCTCCAGCGCCACCCTGGCTATCCAGGCTCTGGAGGGACATGGGCTGATCAAGGCCCGGCGCGGGCGGTTGACGATCTTGAACCGGACGGCGCTGGAGGAGGTCGCCGATGGCGGCTACGGCCTGCCCGAGGCTGAATACGCCCGCCTGATCGAGGGGGCATGATGCCGCTGTACTTCTTCAACATCCGATATCGTCCTGGTCCTACCGGCCTTGCCGTGGACCCCGAGGGCGAGGATCTGATGGACGTGAACGCTGCACGGGCGCGAGCCATGGTCCAAGCCAGGGCGATGATCGCGCGGGAGCGCCACACCTTCGTCCGCGACTGGATGGACTGCTCGTTCGAGATTATGGACGAGACCGGGCGGCAGGTGCAGACGGTGCCGTTCAGCGACACCGTGGTCGACGAGGGCGGCCGCTGACGACAGGTATTAAAGCTGACCCGGCTTGATCGCAGGTTCCTGCCTCGCCGAGCCGCCCATGAACAGACGTGTTTGCCTTCCGCAAGGATCCTGAGCAGGTGCAGCGGCAATGTCCGCTTTCGTGCATTGCTGCCTGAAAGCTGACCGACAGATATCCACCCTTTCCGGACCTATCGCGCAACAGGTCATGAGCTTCCCCGGGGCAGGACTGCCAGCCGTCAAATTGAGCTGACTGACACAGCCCTCCTGTGTCAGCCGCCCATCAAGGCGCGGACGCGGGCCGGGTTCGAGGCCAGCAGCTTCTCGAAGTCCGCCTCGGACATGTTGGACAGCGTCTCCAGCGTGATTTCGCCCGCGGGCTGGCCACCGGCAGCCGAGAGCGAACGGCCCGGGCCGGCCTGGCCGGCGGCGGCGCGCGCGGCCTTCTCGGCAGCGGTCTCGGCAGGAGCGACTGCAGCGCGAGCGGGCTCCGGAGCCTTCGGGGCGAACCCGCGCGTCTTGGCGAGGGCGGCGATCAGGGCAGCCGGCGACTGGCCACGCTGGCGGGCCGTCTGGGCGAGGCTGAACTCCTCGTCGCGCACCGCCTCGATGGCGTCCTTCTGGGACATGCCGACGAGTTGCAGCTCGGCCACGCGGCCGGCGAACAGGTGCTCGTAGGCGTCCGCGATCGAGGCGTCGGCCTGGATCGCGGTCCGGAGGTCCTGCTGGTAGAACCCGATCACCTCGTTCCGCTCGTCGTTGGCGCGGCGGCTCTCCTCGGCCTGCTTTTGGCTCTCGGTGAGCTGGGTCTGGCCCGAGCGCAGCGCCTCGATCTCACCCTTCAGGTGCTCGATGTACCCGAAGATGTCCTCGGCCGGGTCCGGAACCTTTGCCGGCTCGGCCGCGGCCGCCGGCTGGGCCGGGGCGGCGGGGCGCTGCATCGCCTCGGACAGGATGCGCAGGCGCTCGTCACCGCGGGCGAACCGCTCGCGCAGCTCGTCGCGCTCCTTCTCGACCGCCTTCCGACGCTCGCGCTCCTCGTGGAGGGCGCCGTGCGGGACGAACTTGCCCTTCTCGTCGCGCGGCTGCGCCTCGAGGGCAACCTCGGGCTCACCGGACTCGGGCTCGGCCGCGGGCGGCTCGGCAGCGGCCGCAGAGGCCGCAGCGGGCTCGGCAGCGGGCGGCTTCAGACCATCGGAGGCGGGCGTCTCATCGCCGCGCTCGTAGGCCTCGAAGGCAGTCTGCTCCTCGGGCGTGAAGGCGTCGTCGCCGCCGCCGATGGCGAGGTCGGTATCGGTCATGTGGTCCTCGTGACGTGAAGGGGACGAAAGCCGGTGTGCGCCGCCGGCGGGCGTAAGGGGTCAGGCGGCGGCTTCCGCGGCCTGGGCTGCGGCTTCGGGAGCCGTCAGAAGCTGGGCGAGCTGCACGGCGGCCGAGGCGTGATCCTGGTGGGTGAGCGCTTGCTCGCGCCCGGCCTTGGCGTTCTTCAGGTTCGCGCCGGCCGTCATGTCCTGGATCTTCGCGACCGCCGACTGCACGGCGAGCGCCTTCTGCTGCTCCTGCTCGGGCGTGTCGGCCGTCTGGGCGAGCAGGTCGCGCATCTTGGCCACGAACGAGGCCGGGAACGGCGAGTAGGGCAGGATCTCGAGCAGGACCTGCGGCGTGATCATGTCCTTGATGATCGGCAGGACCGAGGTGAAGGTCTGCCAGACGATCTGCTGCTGGTTCGGCGAAGCTGGGGCGTCGTCGATCACGACGTCGAAATCGCCCATCGTGCGGTCGCGGATGAGCGGCACCACCTTGGCGCCCTCGTCGCCCACGATCCGGATCAGGCGGCCGTCCGAGAGGTACGTCTGGATGAAGAACAGGCGCACCCGGCCGATGTGCTTCCGGGCCCGGCGCAGGGAGTCGAACAGCGTCGCCAGGATCGTCATGGCGGCTTGCTTGCGCTGGTACTCGAGCACGCCGGCCTGGTCGTTCTGCTTCTGGCCGAGGAGCTCCAGGTTCACGCCCGACGTGTCGCGGATGGAGCCGATCGCGAACTCCATGAGCTGCCAGTGGCCCGACGGCAGGACCGGGAGCGGCTTCTCCTTCATGCGCGCCGACATCAGGGCGCCGTCCGAGACCCACGACACCGCGCCGGGCCTGGCGATGCTGGCCTCGAAGGCGCGCTGGTCCGGCACCGCGCCCTTCTCCATGATCCAGCCGCCCTTGGACTGGCGGTTGAGCATGTCGAGGGTCTGGGAGAGCCACTTGTTGGCGAAGCGCTGCGGGTCGCGCATCGGCCGCACGATCCCGAACCACGTGCCCTTGTTGTGGTCGCGGTCGCCGGTCAGGCAGGCATAGGAGAACTGGTCGCCGGCCGGGGCGGGGCCTTCCTCCAACACCACAGCGCCGAGGAAGGCGCGGCGGTAGACGCGCTTCATCCGGTGGAACACCTTCACCGGCATGCCGAGCATCTCGGCGCGGCGGGTGAGGATGGCGGCCTGCTCCGGCGGCATCTCCTGCGGCTCGCCGGACGTGGGGTCGATCACCACCGCGACGCGGGCGCGCTCCCACCACTGGCACTCGACGATCGTCACGCGCGAGGACGAGGCTTCGGCATCCTGGCCCGGCCGGTTGATGCGGCGCTCACCGGGCTGGATATCGTGATGCTCGCCGTCGCCGTCGCGGTCCTCGGCCCAGGCGGCATCGAGGAGGGCGGGGTCGACCTCCGGGAACAGCGCCTCGGCCTCGGCCCGGTCCATCGTCTTCGCGCGGAACAGGCGGCGCGCGTCGGCGAGGTTCCGCTTCCGCGCGGCCGCGTCCCAGATCATCTCCAGCGCGTTGACCCGGTCCTCGACGTAGGCGCCGTCCGGGTTGGTCTCATAGTCGAGACGCATCTCGACCCAGCCCATGCCGCAGATCGCGCAGTCGACGAACGCGTCGGATTCCTCGTCCTCCGCCTCGGCCTCGTCCGCGAGGTAGCGCGACGCCTCGGTGAGCAGCTCGTTCTTGGCCGCGTCGCCGATCTCCCGGGGCAGGTACTGGATGTCCTGCCGGCTGTTCACCTCGGAGCCGGCCACCGCCTTGATGACGGGCAGGATCCGGTTGAACGTCACCGGCGGCCGGCCCTGCTGGCGCAGCACGGCCTCATCCTCGGTGCTCCACTGGCGGCCGGCGACGAAGTCGAAGTCCTCGCGCGCATCCTCGCGCCACTTCGCGGAGGCCTCCCGATCGGTGCGGTACTGGCCGCGCAGGCGGCGGAAGAGCGCCTCGCGGTCGAGCCCAGCCTGATCCACCGCCTCGCCGTCGGGGGCGGGCGTGTCCGTGTCCGTCATGCCGCCCAACCTGATCCTGATGTCGATTCCTCCGCCTCGCGGCGGCGCCGGCGCGCGTAGACGTCGTTCGGACCATCCACCGGCGGATCGTCCTCACGGGGCTCGGCGATGCCGATGGCGAAGTACCGGAAGGCGTCGGCCGCGTGGCTCGCCCAGTCGTGCAGAGGCGCCTTCGAGAAGGCCTGCGTGTTCGGGTCGACGTCGAACCGGTAGTTTCGGAGCGCCTGGAGCCCGTCGGCGCAGGCCTCCTCGTCGAACCAGCACCGCGCGAAGATCTTGCGGGCCGCGTCGATGCCGGCGGCGACGGTCAGGCGCGGCGTGATCCGGACCCGGTGCCCGGCCGCCCACATCTGCTGCTCGATCGTGCGCTCGGAGGCGAGCAGCTCGTTGCGGGCATCGTGCGGAAGCCAGTGCTCGCCGTAGACGTAGCCCTTCCCGCCCTGCTCGACCGGGAGCGCCCGCTCCTTCAGCACCTCGAGGTAGTGGCCGAGCGCGTGGCCGCGGTTCTCGTAGAAGTCGATCAGCCGGAACTCGAACCCGACGATCTGGGCGAACCAGATGCTGGTCTTGTCGGCCCGGCCCAGGTCCCAGAACGTGTGAACCGGCTTCGTCGGGTCGTACGGGACCTTCGTGAACCGCTTGGCGGTCGTCGCCGCCAGGATCTCGTTCGCGTAGATCGCGCCGTCGAGCACCGCCTTGCAGTTGCCGCCCCAGACCGTCTCGTAGGCGACCGGATCGCGCTTCTTCAGGTCCAACGCCTCCTGCCGCAGCACGTCGGGGAACCAGGGATTGTCCTCCCAGCCGATCTTGACCACCCGCGCGCCGGTCGGCGGCTTCTTCACGAAGCGCTGGTAGGTCTCGTCCTCCTCCAGCTCGGTGTTGAAGCTGATCCAGATCTCCGAGCCTTCCTTGCGGATGGTCGGGATCAGCACGTCCCAGGACGTCTTCGAGACGGTGCGAGCTTCTTCAACCCACGCGATATCGACGCCCTCAGTCGACTTCACCGAGGCGACGTTGTGCCGGAGCCCCTTGAAGATGAACTCGGTGCCGTTCCGGCCGAGGATCCGCTTCTCTTGGACCTCGTAAAGGCCATCGAGCCCGAGGAGGTCGATCTGCTGCGCGAACAGCGCGTGCGCCGATTCCGCGATGCTGTTCTGGAACTCGCGCGCGCAGAGCACCCGGAGCGGCCGCTGCGCGCCCATGATGAGGAGCGCCCGGCCGAAGCCCCAGGATTTCGCCCCGCCGCGGCCGCCATACGCGACCTTGTAGCGGGCCGGCTCGAAGAGGAAGGCGAGCTTCTCCGGGAACTCAACTTGCATCGGGCGGCTGCCCGGGCCGGACGAAAGTGACGGTCATGCCGGTCGGGATCGCGCCGCCCTCGCCATCACCATCGACGGGCTGCGTCGGCTTGCCATAGCCGCGATCCAGGATGGCATTGGCGGCGGCAACGCGGGCGGCCTCGCTCTCACCCGCGGTCGCGATCTCGACGAGAACCTGCAACGCGGTCTCGGTGTGCGCGCGGGCGAGGTCGCGCACCTTGGCCGACGCTTTCGGGCGGCCGCCAGGGTTGCCGGACTGGCCGGGCTGGAACTGGCTCATGGGCCTGTATCGTGCCTGATCTCAGGTCCGCCGCAGCAAGACGCGGCCTGCGCGGGGCGGTCGAACACCCACACCCAGGCCCAGCCCGCAACGAGCACCAGGAGGATGCCGGCGAGGTGCCGGAAGCCGACGATCTCGCGCATCAGCGGAGAACCGTCACCGGGATGCCGAGCAGACGCTCCGCATCGGCGTGCGACAGCTTCGCGATCGGGCCGGCCGGCGCGCCGAGGTTCTCGGCGCCAACGGACAGCTCGTGCTCGCCGCGGTGGACGCGGGCCGCCGCGGGCCCGGCCGAGCGCGTGCCGAGCAGCCAACGGAGAACGATGCGCTTCAGCAGCATGGCTTGGCGTTCCTCATCGCCATTGAGCGGCGAACCTCGAACTCGCCGGCCTTCGCCTCGTCGTACGGGGTCTCGGCCGGGAGCTGGATCCGCGCCGGGATCAGGCCCTTCGCGCGGAGATGGTCGCCGTAGGCCTGGGCCGCGGGGTCGCGCTGGAGGCGCTGCGCATGGCGAAGCGCCCGGTCCGCATCGGCCGGGGTGAAGTCGGGACGAGCTGTCAAAGGAACCGCTTTCCGGCGTGATCGTCGAACGCCCGGGCGCGCCGGTCGTACTTCTGGAGCGTCGTCACCGCGGTGTGCCGAGTGACGTGCATGACTTTCAGGACGTCGGCCCCGGCGGCGAGTGCCGAGGTGACGAAGCCGGCCCGCAGGGAGTGGCCGGAGAAGAGAGAGGCATCGAGCCCGGCCGCCGCGGCGTGCCGCTTCACGATGTCGGCCACGGATCGATCGGTGAGGCGCTCGGCCGAGACCGCGCCGCCCTTGCCGACGGACCGGAACACCGGGCCCGCCGTGATGCCGGCGACCTTCAGCCACGCGTCGAGCGCCTCGCAGGGCTTGAGCTTCGCGCCGCGCGGGACGGCGATCTCCTGGCCCGCACCTTCCTGGTCCGTCTTGGACCGTCGGACGTGGACGATGATCCCGTCCGGCACGCGCTCCAGGTCGGCGACGTCGAGGGCGACGAGCTCGGAGCGCCGGAGCGCAGCGGCGAACCCCAGCAGGATCAGCGCGCGGTCCCGCAGGCCTGCCGGGCCGTCGGGGATCTTGCGCAGCATCTTCCGCAAGGTCTCGGCCGTGGCTGGCGCCTTCCGGGCCTGGCGGGTGCCGAGCGCCCGGCGGGCGCCGCGGATCGTGGCCTTAACCGCCTCCGACGCGGTCGGGTTGTCGAAGCCGCCGGCCCGGTGCGCCGCGGCGATGGCCGCCACGTGCAGGTCGATGGTCGCCGGCTTCCGGCCGGTGTCAGCGAGGTGGGCGACGTAGGCCGCGACGGTCAGCGGATCGGCCGGCATGGGGTCGGCGCCAGCCTCGCGGCACCAGGTCACGAACACGCCGAGGGCCGACGAGTAGGCCGCGCGGGTCCGGTCCGACCGGGACGCGCCGGCGTAAGCCTTCGCCCGGTCGAGCGAGAGCGACAGGTCTGCCGGCGCAACCGGCACCGGCAGGGAATCCATGATCCAACCTGAGTTGAACGAGGGCCCGCCGGTCCAACTAAACGGCGGTCAGCGTTGGATAAGCGGCCCGACGCCGGACGCGCGGATCACTTCCGACAAGGGAAGTTAGCGGAAGCGCCGCCAGGAGCGGATCGGTGCCTCAACCCGGTGAAGACGCCGCACCTGCGCTACGGGACGCGGTGCGTTACTCCCGGATGAGCAACACCATGAACCTGATGAGCGCGCTGGCGCTCGCCGCCGCGATCAGCGCCCCGACAACCGCCGGAGCGGCGCCGACCGGCGCGTCGATCATACTCGCCCGCGATACGACTGCAGTCGGGCAGACCAAGCCCCCCAGCCGCGAGGCCAGCCCAACCTCCAAGAGTTCAATCGACCGCCGGACGAAGAACGATCAGGTCCAGGACAGCATCAGCAAGGGGATCTGCATCGGATGCGGCCCGAAGTAGGCGTCAGGCTGCGCGACGCCGCCGGGCGACCTTGAAAGGTACGCCCTTCGTGCTCGTGCCGTTCTGCCCGAAGGTGCGCTTCTCGACGGTGCCGATCTGAGACCGGAGCTTCCGCACCAGCGCGGCGATGCGCTTGCAGTGCGCGTCCTTGGCGTCGAGGTCCTGGTCGGCGCGGCCGGTCATGCGCGAGCGGCAGAAGGCGCGGGCCTCCTCCTCGATCGCGGTGACGATAGCGTGGGCGCTCATCGGGGACCGATCATGGCATGGAACACCGCCCGCGTCTCACGGGGCAACGCCTAAGCTGTTGAGCGGGTTCGGTGAAGCTGGGCCCGGACATGCGAACGCCCGGTAGCCATTGGGCTCCGGGCGTGCGTCTCGCGACTAGATTTCTCTGGCTGTTCGCCCGTCGGGTGTCAAGCCGCGGGGCCCTCAACCATCTCGGGCGCCTCGTCCCGCGCCTTCGCCGCCGCGATCCGGGCCGGCACGCTCTCCGCGTCCGCGAGGTAGACATCGTCGGGTGTCGGCCGCCCCGCGCCCCGGGCGGTGTGCTGGGCTGCGGTCAGGCCCTCCAGGAGGAAGCGGAAGTGCGCCGCGACCTGGGCCGTGCCCTTCTCGCTGCCCTTGCCCCGGGCGGCCGCGTAGGTCCGGAAGGTCCAGCCCTCCGTCAGGATCGCGCGGAGGAATCGGGCGCCGACCGAGCCGACGGCGCGCTCGAGGCGGGCGGAGAATTTCCGCACCCGCTCGGCATCCTCGACGCTGTAGATGATGGCCAGCTCGTGGGCGATCGTCTGGTCCCGGGATCCGGAGATGTCCCAGCCGCCGGAGCCGAGCCGGGCACCGGAGCCGCGCTCGTAGATGGCCTGGATCAGCCGGCCGACGAAGAGTTGCGCGTCGGTGATGTCCCCGCGGGCGCGCTCAGCGGCCAGCACGTCGACCTGGCGGTTGACGGTGGCCGGGATGAAGGTGCCGAGCTCGTAAGGGCACGGGACCGTCGCGGCCCCGGGCTGGATCTCGCGGTCGCGCGCCGTGATCGGCTGAGCCGCGGCCGCCCGGCGGCGCGCGCCGGCCGAGCGCTTCTCGATGCGCACGTGCGAGTGGGTTGCCGGCGAGCCAGCGAGGGAGATGGCCTTGGTCCTGGACGCTGCCACGGTGATGCCCCTTGAGGCGGTCGACCTTCCGTCGATCCGTGACACCTGATCTGCGTCTCGATTTTGGACACTGGCAAGGGAGTATTAGCCTATGCGGCATTCACAGCTGCAAGCCGCCACCACGGCAAAACTCGGCGGATCGTGCCGAACAGTCGGCGCGCATCATTAAACTCGGGACACGCGCCGACCGAACTATCACCAGGCGGCTTGCAGCCCGGCGGAGACGACCTGCGCGGTCGCGTTCGGGCGCAGCTCGCCCGTGTAGCCCACCGACAGCTGCACGCCCTCGGCGACCGCACCCGTTAGGCTCACCCCGAGGACCGCGCCGTCCCGCCCCAGCGCGCTCGTCCGGCTCAGGAACCCCGCCCCGAACAGGTTGGAGCGGATCACCGCCGCCGTGTCGGCCAGCTCGTGCGCCCAGTACGCCCGGCCCTCCAGCCGCAGGTCCGGGACGCCCGCAAACGCCACGCTCGTCACGCGCCCGCCGACCAGGCTGCGCGCCGCGTCGAGATCCGCCACCGCGAACCCCTGGCCGCCGAAGCCCTGGTTGATCAGACCGCCCCGCTCGGACACCCGGCCCCGCGTCAGCCGATCGTAGCTGAAGCCCACCTCCGGGACGAGGTCGACGGGCAGGCCCACCGCCAGCGTGTAGCCGGCAAAGCCCGACACCCCGCCGTTCCAGCCCGACGACAGCCCGGAGGCCTGCGACACCGCCGCGCCCAGCGCCACCGTCCGGTCGACCCGGCCGTCGGCGTACGACACCCCCGCCGTGCCGCGCAGCACCACGGCGCCGAGCCGCGTGCTGGCGTACAGCGTGCCGCCGTAGCTGTCGGTGGTGAACCGG